TTCAATCATATACTGACCGCCTGCAACAACGCTAAACTGCAATTCTGTATCATCTTGTAAAGTTGCATTATTTGTCACATCTTGATTAGCACTTTTAACAATGTAATTCCAACCACCGATAGTTTTATTTTTCCAAAGAGCTGTTGTACTCTCATAGACCAAAGCATCGTTATTAGCAGCACTTGTGATAGTCACATCGTGTAATTCATCAAGTTCATAACCATTTTGAACGTGTAGCAAGATGTGTCCATCTCCTGCGCTTTTCTTTGCTACATATCCAACTACAACTATGTGAGCTGGAGAGACTGGTTTAACATTTGTAATTTCTCCTGGTGTAGTTGGACTAAGGTAAAGAATGTCACCTTCGTTAAAAGCGTTTGTGTTAACTCCGTGAACAATTCCGTTGATTGTGACAAACCCGTTGCTATTATTTGCAATGTCTTCGGCAACAATACCAAAAGCTGTTGCGCTATTTGTGTCATTGTCTGCTTGTGCCAAGTTTATACCGATGAATCCACCAGCCACTCCGACAACTTTTACAACGCTGCCTTTTGCAATCAAAGAACCGCTCGTGTTTCTTGCACGAACTACTAATTGCTGACCAAGCTTATTTTTTAACCCACCTTTTAGACCTAAATCCAACGTTCCGTCAGTATCATTCCAAGCCAATTCTGCTTCTACAACTGAATGTGCTGCTGCTGTGTCAAAACCTATAAAATCATATTCCTGAATTGCCCAAACAGCTGCTCCTGTTGTAGCATCCGAGCAAACATAAGTAGTTCCATCGTCTAATGTCCAAAGCGATCCAACTGCATAGCCTAATGTATCGTCATCAGTTACAGTAGGAGTCACATTAAAATTATACAATGACTGTCGGATAGTATCACCGCTGCTGCCCATAATATATCTGCGACCTGCCTCCCACTTACTTTCAAATCCTACTCCGCAAATTTCAGCGATACCTCTATTTCCTCCAAGGCCAGCATCAATTGTTCCCTCTCTTAGCCTTGAAGCATTGGCAAAAAAAAGGCCATAAAAAGCATCGAACGAAATATCGTTTGAGCCTGATGTATTGCCAATATTTAAAACCCCTGCTAAATCAGATGCACCACCGCCTCCTAAATCAAAAAAAAAAGCTGCTAAGGCAATAAAGACAGTAGTCTGGTCTCCACCATAAGGAGCATCTGTGTTATCAAGCACATCATCGTATTCAGCTACAAAAGCAATAACATCGCCTGTGAGAATATTCTCAAATAAAAAACCACTTGTACCCCAAGGTTTGATTGTTGCTTGTCCGCTTGGTAGTGCCAGGAACGGAGTTGTAGTACCCGGCAATCCAAAGGCGATACCACCTCCGATTGGGTAAACTTGTAATTCTGCAAATTGCTTATTCATCATTAGTATATTATTGGAAATGTTGAAATATTTTTACTTTTAGGTTTACAGCATTGGCATTTTCCTTCAGGTTCAAAATCGAAAGGAACATACAACGAACTGTTATCACAAAGATACGTAATAACTTCTTGTTGTAAAAACTGAATCTTATCTTTTAACGTATCTTTTAAGTAACGCATATCGTTACCTGTTGCAGCAGTAGCAAAATTTGCTTGTGTAACCTGTACACCTGCCGATGTAATTTTGAAATGCGCAAAGCTGAGTGATTCTTCCAGGACTGCAAAACCAAGCAAGTCGAAGAGCTTACCATCGAGGAACAGATTTTCAAGGTCTGTATCTGTGAATGCAGGTTCTATTGCACCGAATGCAGGATTGTAGTTGATAGTATTTACTGTCCTATTGGCTTTCAGTTCATCGAAGAAAGCAGCACCGATAAGATTTCGAACGTATCTGCGCTCGGCATTGTCAACGAATGGAGCCAACAGATTCGGGTCGAACTGAGTATCTGTCGGAGTGATGCGAATGTACCCACCTCGCACAACTTCCAAAGCCTTTATGAATTGCGCCATCCGAGTAAGTTTTTGATTTTAGCTAAAATATTTTTTGGCAGTTCCTCTTCTGCTTGAACTTCTGCTTGTGCTTCTGTCTGTATCTGCTCTTCTTTGATTGCAGGCATAAGTGTCGGGCCATAACCAAGAATTTCACGGCCTTCAGTTTTGGTAAGCAGCATATTCACATCGAGATCGCCTGCGAAAGATACCGGAACGATGTTTATAAAATCAAGTTCTACGTTCTTTAAAAACTCTATGCCTTCCGTTTCTGCAACCGTATCAAGATAAGGCTTTACAATGCCTCTTAGGATTGACTGCTGAATATCATAAATCTTTGTTCGATACAATATTTCGAACTCGGAACGTATTTGCTGATTATTACCAAGCTGCCCTGGTGTCGCTTGTACTAAACTCAAAGGTATTTCGAAGCCAGTTGCTATCCTATCCTTGGCAATATTGGAAAGTTCCATAAAGTAGCCATTGTATGACTGCTCGAACGGCACCCAGTTAGCTTTTAGTTCGGGATTTTCAAGGATTTGAAAGATAACTTTGAAGTCATTGCCTGTATCAGTCATCTTATGCATAAATGCTTCCTGGTAATCTCTTTGCTGTTCAGGAGTAAGGTCACCAAACAACTGCAATAAACCCGATGTTGTTAAGCCATTGCGGAACTTTGATACATTGAACTTTGCAATTCTGTATTCAAGTTCAACAAAATGTTTTGCACCAATCCAGTTTGGCACTCCCCATTGATACATCAGAGGACTGTACTGCTTTAATTGTAGCATCGAAGACTTGTCATAACCGTACAACTCTGCGATGTTAGCACCTTGACCATATTCTGACTCTAAAAGTTCATCAAGTTCATCTGTCCATCTTGGATAAGCTGCGATATCTTTTACCGTTGCAGGAACACTATTCAATTCATATTTTTCATATCCTCTGCTTCTTCCGGTATAAGGTAGAATTGCCCAATCGGCAGATACACCAAAAAAACGAGTTTTAAGGTCTGTGCTGCGGAATGGTCGAACAAAGTTTATATTCTGATGTGAAGCGAAAACAAAACCTTGAACAACATCGAGCTGCGTGAAGGCATTACCAATTGCAGTATAGTCAAATGCTGCCTTTTTACAGATATCCAAGATTGTATCTCCATCGCTGTTTTGCCTGGACAATACGGCCCAAAGTTTATTCTTCTGTTCAGGAGTAAGTATCTGTGCTGATTTCTCACCGAGAACTGATTTTTCCTTTCGGATATAGAAGCCTTCACCAACGGTATAGTAGGCCACCTTATTACAGATAGCCTTAGCTGTCGGAGAATTGTTAATCAGAGCAATAATCTGCTCCAATTCACCCTCACGAACAAATGGAAGATAATCAAACAAACCAAACAGCGCACGTGTAGGGTCTGAATTTTCGTAGTATAAGTCCTTAGGCAATACGATCTGATCTGCCGTAGTACCTATCTGCATACTGAATAAATTATTTGGCTTGTTTTTCTTACTCATTGCTCTTCGCTTTCTGTTTCAGCTTCTGCTTTTGGCTTTTTAATTTTCTTAGCAGGTAAATCTAAGATAAAATCTTTCAATTCCTGCATAGTATTGTCAAAATATTTAAGAAGCTGCTCAGGATGTTTGCTATCCAGGTGTGCTTTGATGTATTTTTTAAGGTCATCACCTTCCTATGTTCCGAGAACTTTTCCCTTGTATGGTACATTGTAATTTTTGCAATAGTCTTTAACTTTTATCATAGCCTTAATATTTTAAAAAAGGCGGCTTTTACACCGCCTTAGATGGATAATACCCCACTTTTTTAATCAAAAATCAGTATGAAAAACGCTAAGACTATGTAAGAGCGATGATACCAGCAACACCAGGAGTGAAGACAGTAGCAGCACCATCAACAACTGTGTCGCAGATAAGCTCAAGTGTAATTTGTGATGGATCGGTAAGGTTAGTACCAGTTGTGATTTGAGTACCTGCACCAAGACGAGCATTAAGGTCAGAAAAGAATCCCCAAACAACTACTTGTCCATTGTTTTCTTCGTGAGCAACGATGATACCACAGCAAGATTGTTTTGCAGCAGAAACAAGGAAGTTACGAGTATCTTGGTCACGGCATTGTCCGTTACCAGTAAATGTTTGAGTAAGTGAGTTGTTACAACCATCATCAGAAACATTAAACTGCTCCGTGAATGATTTGCTGTTACGCTTTAGTTCTATTTCGTAGAATACAGCAGCACCAGCCATAGTTATAGCTGTGATTTGCTCTGTACCATCAAATGTGATAGTTGAGATATCTTCGAAATTTGCTATCCAAAGTCTTTTTACACCACCTGCACAAGATTTTGCGCAATTGGTAGTTAAGCCAGTAGTAATTGCCATTTTATTTTGTATTTATATTTTTGAAAATAGGGAGGCTGTTACACCTCCCGATTATATTTAGAGACCTACTGAGAATAACTCAGACCACACATAGTTAGTGTTGAATACAAACTTTGCACGTAGAGTGATTTCGTCAGTTTCAGGATTTTGGTAAACCTTGAAGAAAGAAGCACCACCAGTTGCATCAGGTCTAAGGTCAGTACCGATAACCATATTTGATTTGTGTGTGTACACAATCTTGTTTTGGTCAACTGAACCGAAGTATTCCTGAGAGATTTCATCCCACTCGTAGTGAGCTTTAACTTTTATACCTCTGTAAGAACCTACAAGGCCTTGAATCTGCTCTTCGAAGATTCTGATGAAACCTGAAGTAACAGCGTTGTCTTCCAAGTAAGTTACTACCTTATCCCAAAGCAAACCGCTGATGTGGATTACCTTCTCAGATGCCGGCATAGTCTTGAGAGCAGCAGGAGCAGCGTTAACTACATCTTGAAGCAATTCGTATGCTTGCTGATTAGTAAGAGCAGTACCTTGGTTTGAGTTAGTGTAAGCACCGATTGTGCCTGCTGTAACCAATTGGTCAAGATATTTGAAAATACCATCTGCCCAGTTGAGATTATCATCAGCATCAGCAACATCACCGAACCAAGCAACACGATTAACGTCTCTGCGGATACCTTCACCCAACTGCTTAGTAAGCAAGTTAAGAAGGATAGTCAAATCAGGATTGCCCTTTGCAGTTGTGTACAATGGAGCAAGTAGATCGTAGTGAGTATTGATGAACTCCTCATAGCACATCTTGGTACCAGCCTCAACGTA